ACTACCAGTATTTCCATATGTTCCATTGGTGTTATCTTTCCAAATTAAGTCTTCTGGAGTAGATAAGATGTCAAGGAATGCTGGGTCAATACCATGTTTGAATGGAACACCAGCGTGATTACTTGGTCTTAAATCCCATTTAGTTTGTGGAGACCACCAACCTGCACTTGTTCCGTTGAGATATTGTCTAATTGCGGATTCTAAGTAGTTATTGGAACCGTAATTGACTCTATCGTTATGGTTTTCACAACCGCTTGCAGTTAAGTCACCATCACAATCGGTTACATCAGCAACAATTGCTAAACCACTTTCAACAGCTGCTCTATTTGCACCATAGGTAGTAACTGTGACACTTGTTGAGAGTGTAGTGTTACTTGGTCTAGCACAATAGAGTGGTTGGGTAGCGACAAATGCTAATGTGGAAGAGATTTTGTATTTACCTGCTGGTAATTGACTTCCATCAGTTGCAGCCCATTTCGCTTCTTGAGCATCGAATTGCATTGAGATAAATGCATCATGCATAACAAGAACTAACTTCTCTGCGGTAACGTGTGCAATATCGAATACTAATTCGCTCGCTATTTCGTGAACGGTAATGGTATCACCAATAACTGGCGTTCCAGACGAGATAGTAATGCCATATTCACTTAAAGTGACTGCATTATTGTGTTCATCTAGCCAACCATCCGCGGAATAAGCGAAAATATAATCTTTATTACCAGCTTCATGTTCTTTGCTTAATAATGTTGATTCATTAAACGAAATAGATAAATTGTTATTGCTTGGAGTAACAAGAATTGAGTTTTCTTTTTCAACAGTGATTTGATCACCAACTGTGAAATAACTCTTACCTTGACCAGCGTTGAGAATTTCTTTAATTCGAGCATAAGTGAGTGTGCTTTCGCTAAAGTCTAAGTCGAGACCCATTAAGCCATTGGCAATGGTACTTCTCAATTTAGCCATTTCTTCTTTGAATACTTTTGCTCCAAGCATTTCTTTTAATATTTCTGACATAGCTTCATTCTCCTTTCTTATTCAGTTTCAGTTATGTCGGTTACTGAGAGATAAACTCTTTCACCACGGACAACGATTCTCCAGTCATAGACTTTTTCATCGTCTTGGTCTGTGATTACATTCACTCCAGTAATTCCAGCTATTTTGGCATCTGCCATTGCTTGCGCTTCATCTTTGGTATAAGTGTTAGACTTATCCGATTTGCTGCTGTCTAAGGCATCGATAAGGGCTTTTAAGACAACACCTTGATTAGCACTCAATGGCTTGTTTGCTAACGCAGAAGTGAGATTATCGATAATATCGCTAATATTCACTTTATTGGTTGTTACACCATCAATGAGAGACTTGTTATTTTTGATGTAAGTAACGATTTCTTGAACTGTGTCTAAGTCAGTATCATTACTTGCTAATAAAGCGAGAATTGCATTTATCTTTTCATTCAATACCTTACCTTGATTCGCTGATAATGGAGCGGTGGTGGATGTTGATGTTAACGCATCGATAATCGCTGCAATCTTTATGTACGTTGAATTGATGATGTCACCATTTTGGTCTTTAACTGCTTTGCCAACGACTGTGTCACCATTTTTAATCTTGGTAATTTCGTTATTGGTAGCGGCTAACTCCAACTTAGTGGCGTATGTTGTTTTGATAACATTTCCATCACCATCACAAATTGCTTTATAAGCCGAGATAGTTCCGTTGATGATATCGCTTCTTAATGTGGCGATATTGGCATTGATAGTGGCAATAGCAGATTGAATTGTGCTAATGCTCGTTGTGTGTGAAGCCGTTAATGTTTGTAAGGCTTCAACTTGTGCCATCAACCTAGCGTAGTTGAGAGTATCTTCTTCTATGGTTGTTACTCTCGCAGCGAGAGCGGTAAGAGCGTTGTCTAGTGAGACAATATCAGCTTCTAATACCGCATCATCTGCTGCAAATTTAACTCTTGCTTCATTTAATAAGTCGTGTAGGTAGAAGATACCAGCGTAGAATTTTTCCTGGATTAGGTCAGCGCCTAGCCCTGATTCTGCAGTGTTGCCAGGCAATGACTTAGGAGTAATTTGCTCTAATTGAGCACGTTCTTCTTGATATGACATACTTATCTAACTCCTTTCATTAGTAGACTTAATGAATAGACTATTTCTAGTTTTGATAGAACCATTCTTGTTCCTTCATCGTTATAGAAGATAAATCTTATATAACCGACTCTTGGAAGAGTTCTAAATTTGTCATAAATGTGAGGGAGTTTATCGTTTGTGAAGTGAATCTTATCGAAGTTTAGACCTTCAAACGCTAACTGTCTCGCGCCGCCAATTTCTTTAACTGCGGTTATGAAATCAGCATATTTACGACTTGCGATATATCCAACCTTCATTGCTGATGCGATTGAACTATCGTTAATGATTGTCCATTTATAGATTGTTTTATCGTGTTCTGATGAGCCTAAATCGAAGGCTTTAGTAACGAATCTTGAATAGACATTGACGTGTTCTGTAATAACACCTTGATAAGTTCCTTCTCTACTCATGTATTTAATGAGGTCGAGAATGATGTACTCATCTTTCTTAAGTGGTAATCCAACTTGGAATGATTTACCGCCATCTTGTCCGTAGTTTTCTACGTTAGTGATATATGCTACTGATACTTCGTTAACTCTGAAGCTCATACGCATTGTAATAACACCAGTTAAGTTGACTTCGTTATTCATCTCATCAAGGAGAATGAATCTAAATTCAAGCGGATTATTAACTTTAATTCTCTTAATTTGATATGGTCTATCTGGAGCAATACTTACGACATCACCAACAATGTTATCGAGATATACCCACTTATATGTTGGGAATAAGAGCAAGTCATCTAATGTCTTTTCATAATTGATTTCACCAGCAGCGGTGTATGACCTTAAGATGATTTGATTTGTGCTTGGATCAATTAGACCTTCATAAGCAGTTTGGTCGAATGAGGATAACGAATCTCTTAATTGATTATCGCGGTAATTTGTGTTCACGAAGTTACCCATCTTGGCATAGACTTGAGATTCATCAGTCACATTGCCTGTAATCGCGGATATCTTGCTTAATAAGTGGAACTCATTACCTTCAACGACTTTATCTGCATATGTTTTAGAAATAATGATTTGGTCGTTATTGGAGTCAATACTGAGAGTTGTACCTGCTAAACCAACATATGTTCTTGGTTTGTCCTTCACGATGATGGAATCATTATCAACAAATCGTGAGATGTTTCCGTTTTTATCGGAGAAGTAGAGTTCATCGTCTAATTCGAAGAAGTAATAGGCGTTGATGTTATCGCAGAAATACCATTCGTATTCGCTATTATCATCACGTAGTTTATATTCCCCGATGTAGATGCCTTCATCAGTTCTCAAGAGCAATTTTTCTTTGAACTCTGAGAGGAATGAATAATTCAAATCATTATTCTTTAATAATTTATTATTTATGTGCGAGGACACATCGTAGGTGTACTTCGCGTTGTTTAATGTTGTTTCTTTAGAAGTGATAGCTTTGATACCATCTCTTGTTAATACAAGTGTTTCATCAACAAAGTTGATAACTGCATAATTTGAGATAGCACCTGAACCGCCATTTGGATTAACTTCGAAGCAAGGATATGCTTCTTCCGCTAATTGCCCCTCATTGACAACCTCGCCATCGTAACTAGAAGCATTGACTAATTGCTTGGTTCTAGTGTAAATCGTGGCTTCATGGGCTGTTTTGCCCTTAAATACGAGCAATGTACCATCACGATAGATGTCATAACCTTTAACTGCTGAATTTTCACTGCCGTATTTGCAATAATCTAAATCAGAGAAATATGTTAGATCTCTATCTTCTTCGGTATCATAATGTTCTACTTGAGAAGAATTGACTTGTGATGAGTGCCAGTCCATATTTGGATAATCTGCATTACCGCTAACAAAGAAACGTTTGTTATAGATAATTCCGAAATGGCACTTGTTCACTCTATCGGCATAGCCACTAACATAGTGAGGGAATTTAGCAATGATATTTCCGTCTCCATCAATTGGATTTACTGGGTCATCGAATAACACTAATTTGCCGTTTTCAATGACTGATCCATCCACTTCACTTGTCGCACCAAGTTTGAGATAACCAATACAATCGTTATCAGCATCAGCACCTGTGTAGATGTTTAAGCCATATGTATCGTGTTCTTGGTTATTATCAACTGCGACTTGGTTAGCGTGGAATAATGGAAGTTGTGTAGTGTCTGAGAATTCAATAGTTGCTTCTTCGTGTGTGACGCTTGCAACATTGAATGCGACCTTATATGTATTTTCTTCAACGATACCGCTGTCATAAGGCATTGCAACTACGATAGTGTATTCTTGAGATTTAACAACACCTTGTGATGTATACATGACTTTAACGGTTAATTTTCCACCAGAGCGGAGTAATGAGCCAAGGGTAGGATTGGCTGTTTCATAACCAGTGACCGCCATCCAGTCAGTATCTTTGAATAATGCTTTAACGATTAAACCTTTAGCATTGAATGTATCACCAACTCTGTAATTGTATGGATCTTGTTCCATATCAAATTCGAGTTTGATATCAACAAGTTCTAAGTTAGGAGTAACTGTGACCTCTAATGCTTTAGTAACTGCTAATTGAGTATTATCGTATGGGTTGGAACAACTAATTGTGACTTCTTTAACGCCTAAGTTAGTAGATGCGAAGGATACTTCGTTGTTTCCGTTATAACTTAGTTCAGTTGCGATATCTGGAGCGGTATATGTTAATTGCTCTTCATATCCGTTCTCGAAGATACCATAGACTTTTAATCCAGTAAGTGAGAATGCACTTCCGTTAGTGACATTTAAGTTGATTAAGGAAGTATCAAATCTTAAGGATTGCAAAGCTGGTTTACCAACATTGATTTCATATGTGGTAGTGCATGTAACACCAGCAACAGTGAGAGAAACAGTGACTTCTTGTTCGTCACCGACATCTGCTCCTGCAAAGGCATTTGATTTATAAGCATCAAAGTCAGTAGTGAATCCGCTGGAAATAACTTCTTCATATCCGTCATTGTATGTAGCTTCAATGAATAATCCAGCAGTGGTGAACTTGTCACCAACTAAATAATTGACTTTATGTGTTGATGAATCTCTAATAGCAATGCTTGATAAGACTTTGGCGATAACTGTAAGTGTTCCAACTGTGACAGTCTTTGTAACACCATCATAGGTATAAGCAACAATTAAGCTCTTGCCATTGTCATCTAAAGACACTGCTTGAGTGTAATATACTTCAGTAGTATTTATATAAACTTTACATGCAGTTAAATCTAATGTTCTATTTGATGCTGTTTTGTTAAATACGGCATTGACCACTAAATCGGCAAGAGATAAGTTTTGACCTTCAACGTATGAAAGCATAGCGGTGAGATCATCAGCATCTGTGCCAGTTGTGTTGATAGTTTGTAAGGCAATTTGATTTGCGGTTAAGGTAACACTATCAGATTTGCTTTGTTGTGTATTGCCAACACCTTGAGTATAGGAGACACCAATTGTGTTATTGCCAACCATTAAGATTTGTCCATCACTAATCGAGAATTGGGCATCATCAGTAATATCGGTTTCGACTGGATAATTGGAATCGTCTGTATCGGTAGAAGCAATAGTCTTTGTGACTGAGAACTTGCTTAAATCAATTGCTTCACCAGCAAATAGTGTTTGACCAGTGTAATAAGATGCATCTAAATCAATTGAATCTAAATAGATACAATGAATTGTTAATGTAGCGTATTTTGTTTCACCGCCAAAGGACATGCCAACTGTGACACCTTCGATCTTGTTTCTAATAATTGGAGAATCGAGACTAATGGCGAGTGGATAGACAACACTATTTATAGTGACTGTATTACCGCTATTGATAGTTAAGGAATAAGCATCATCGTCGTTAAATGTAACCGCTAATGTTTGCCCAACTAAACTAAAGTTTTCACCATAGTTAACAGCGATTTTGTTAACGCTTAAAGTAACACTTGATAGTGCCTTAACCGCAACTTGCAAATAATTGGTTTTTGTGACACCAGCTTCTGTATATGTGAAGTTGACATTGTGTGTCTTTCCATCATTATTATCTGGAGTCATTCCTAAATGACCAGTAATGGTGACTTTGGAGATGTCGTCTAATATCATTGAACCAGCTTCATCGTTTTCTCCATCGTGTGTGTAGAAACGTCTAATAGTAAGTTCAGTTAAATCTAAATCCTCATTTCTATTGAATTTGTTTGGACTTCTTGAACTTGTAATAGAGATACCATTTAAGATTGATACTCTAACGGTATATGTGGCTGTTTTACCCTTATATGAAACCGTGATGGTATTATCACCCATATCATCTTTAGTCCAAACTTCACCAGGTTGTTTAGACAATGTATAAAGACCACGAGCAATAGTCTTATTGCCACCATACTCATATGATGCGGTGACAGTGATGTGGTTATTATCGTTAATCCAATCAGTGAATTCTTCACCTGCTCTAGTCCAACGTAATAAACCAGTTGAACTACCAGCATTAACACTAATTGAATTTAATTTATCGTATTTAGCAGTAAGTGTTCCGCCATTAAGAATTTTATTTGAGTTGTATTCTACTTCTAAAGGATTCTCTGAATCGTTTGTATCGACATAGATAGAGAAGTTGGTAGTGGCACTTGTAATATCAGTGCCGAATACTTGACCATCTAAAGATGTATCAAAGTCAACTTCCTTTTCAGCAACACCAGAGTGCATGTGTGCTTTGACAATAATTCCTTGTTTAGAGAATGTATCACCTTGAGAGTGAACTGCATTCCAACCGCTTAAATCGACACTAACGATAGCATCTGGATAGTCTTCAACAACTTGAATTGTGTATGTGACTGATTGAGTAGCACCAACGGTGGATGTAACTGTGACTGTATGATTACCAACGTTCATGTTGTCAGGAGCAGAAACAGTATATTCATTTGATGCGAGCTCTCTTTCAGAACCATCGGAAAAATGAGCTGTAACGACTAAACCACCAACAGAGAATGTTGGAGCGGTTCCTGTGTGTACAAATTCACTCTTATAGCCACTAACTGCTAGTGATTCAAGAGAATAAACTTGAACAGGATATGTTTCAGTGATGCTATTGCCTTCGTGGGTGACTGTAACTCTAACGTTGTATGTACCATTAACACCAACATTTACACCTGCTGTATCTATAGACACTTTGGTGGATGATAAAGATAATTCAGTTTCAGCTTGATTTGAGCAAGTATAGAAAATTCTTAATCCATCAGTTAAAGATGTGACTAAATCGCCACGTAAGTGCTTATTAAGACTTTCTGGTACATATAAACGAACACTTGTAAGACCATGTACAGTAATTCCATATGAAGTGGATTGACCACGATATGAGAAAGTAACTATCTTATTACCTACGGTTCTCATATTTGGCATACTTATAGAAATGTCGCCTTGAGTCCAATTGACTGGTGATGATGTTTTGGAAATATCAAATGTTCCTGCATCACCATAGTTAGCAGTAACAACTAAACCATTATTGGAATGTGATTCGTTTGTTTGGTAAACAATCTTCGTCGGATTTGTTTTAACTGATAATGAAGATACATCTCTAACATATTTAATAGATGAGCCAGTAGCCCATTCATCTGTATTAGAATCATAAATCTTATATGCTAATGTTCTTGTACCAACAGCGGATAAATCCCCACTTGTCCAAGCAAAATTAGAAGCTATATTAGAAGTAACTTGTCTTGATGTACCATCAGTGTAGTTAATTGTTAAGGCTGTTGGCGTAGGATTAGATACATCAATTAAGTATCTAAATTTTGATGCAGTGTTTTCTGAAACGCTTGATATACCATCAACTGTAATTGTATATGTATCTGATTTTCCACCGTAACTAACTGTTACGGTTTGATCTCCAACCGACGCCATGTTTGGCGATGAAACACTATAACCACTTGACAGAGTTACAATGTCAGCTGCATTTCCACCAACAGTTGAATGGAAATTGTAGAGTCCATAAACTACTAGGTTATTATAGTTAAAAGATGTGTTCTTATAGAACTTTTTTGTAACATTATCTGTTGAAACCAAAATTGAGCCCAAAACTAATGGTAAGAAAGTAATTCTTCCTAATTGCCATCTACCTGTATGATCTCCGTGAAAAGTTGTGCCATCAACCTCATAATCTACCTCAACATTGATATTGTAAGTTCCTGAAACAGATCTTACTCTACCAGTGCTTGTAACAACATTTGTTGCAGCCCAAGGATTTCCACCGAAATATTTTGTTGTGCTTCCTAGAGGAATAGTCCAACTGGTTCTCCACCAACGCGAGTTATCGTTTCTAATACCGATGTAGTCATGATGTTCCCAAAGCACATCTCCACATTCACAAGTAATTTCTTTAACTAAATCGTCTTCTAAGTAAATACGAATCTTCTTTACATAAATAAAGTTAGAAATGTTGGAGGCGTTTATTGTGCTGCCTCTAGTAACATATAATGAAAGCTCGTTACCATAAAATAGTAAATTACCATTTGATGGATAACACATTTCGCCATAACCAGTTCCTGGAGTGACACTATAATTATTTAGCGTGCCTCTTAATCCGAGCTTAATATATCCGTTATCAACATCACTTCCGATTTGTCTATATGAAGCGATATTTGAGCCACTAATTGCTGCCATACTACGCATCCACCTTTCTCAAAGAGCTGATAACAATTTCAAGATTGTTCAAATCAGACTTTGTTTTAGGTTTAACTGATGTGTCGAAATCCCATTCCCAAAAACGAGTAGAACGGACATCAACACCATTATCGATATATGTTCCAGAGACGAGTTTATTTTTTCTCCATTGGGTCATTAAGTTCACATCATCATATGCACTGATTCCATTGACTGGTGAGTCTTTATATGTAATGCCAATAGTGGTTACAGGTACATAGGTGTATTGACTATATTCAACTTCGCAAAGTTCATATGTAGGTGTCATTCTTAACATTAGGTATTTGTTACCACCTAAGATGTATAAACGCTTGCCACTGACGACCATTTTTGACTTATAGTCTTCTAATTCATAAGTGGATATTTTAGTGAAAATAGCATCTAAAAAAGAGTGTTCTCTACCCAATCTAAAGATTTCATAAAGGTATTTGCCAATATGAGCGATGATATGTTCCATACCATCTTCTGCCTTAAATTTGATGAGAGAGTTCACTCTTGCATCTGCTTTTGCGACTTGTTCCCAAGCATCACGAGTTTGGTCAATACCATTCTTAAAAATAACGTTCAATGATTCTCTAGCGTTATATTTAGCAACCCTATTTTCCGCTTCTTGATAATCAACACCAGCAAAAGACTCCGTTGTAAAAACGTGTCTTTGTGCGAATTGGTCTTTTCTAAGATTTAGATTGAACTTATCTTTTGTAGCCATAAGCATTACCTAATCTTGTATGGGTTTTGAACAGCATTTTGATGTGGTACAGATTGTCTTGTATCCACTTCATTGATGAATTGTTCAAAGTAATTGAGATAACGTTTGCATCTATCTGGATCAACAACTTCAAAGAGTTCACTCTTAACGAAGTAATTGATGTAGTTGCAAAGTTCATCAGTTAATCCGTATTTAGTTTCGATATCGTCTTCGCTAGATAAATCAGATTCACTAAAATTAGGAATCTTTCTTTCGTATACGATATGAATGGTATCTGTTAAACCATAACCTAAATAGATTAAGTTTTGACCAACTTGAGACCATCCAATCCAGTAAGGTCTACCATTTTTCATAATGTAAACACTACGGATTTTACGAAGATCCTTAATAGCAGAGATATCATAGATATCCTTAGTTTCATCAGCGGTGATGATATCGTGTTTCAAATCTATTTTTCCCGCGGTTACAAGGCGAGAAATTCCTTTATTGATAGAAAGAAAGACATTGTTGATTTCGTTTGCATAATCAGGATTCTTTGCTAAATCGCCATTACGAAGATTAGCCACTGTGATAGTAGTGTCATCGTTACGGAATGTTTCTTTTAAGCAATTGATTACTAAGTCAGCAATTCTCATAATGTTTCCTTTCCTTTCTTAATTTTGGTTTAGTTCGGCGCTTCGTATTGGAATTACACCAATAAGGCGGTGGTTTAGCCTTCTCACTAGAGCGAAGCATAAGGTGCCACAGTTAAGTGGCAGAGTTTTTTATTTGAAAGCGTCTTCAAGTTCTTTCATACGTTTTTTGTATTCTTCTTTAGCCTTCTTTGTTTCGGCTAACCAGTTTTCTACAACATCAGCAACGAAATCTGGAACTTCGACCGATTCACCGACTGGGATGGCATAAATAACGCCATTGATAGTGACAGTCTTGGCTTTTTCCCATTCGTTGAGGGCATCTTCTGGAATAAATACTCTAACGTATTTGACAATTTTGTCTGCCATAGATTTTAACCACCTTTCTTTACTAAGGGTTAGTTAACGTCCAACCCTTGAATGACGGTTATTTTATAGGAGGTTTAACAACCCGTTGAATTCACTGTGTCAGTCCTAAATTAGGATGCTGCGTTAGCAGAAACGAGTGTAACTGCGGACGCATCTTTCTTAACTTGGACGAAGATGACTGCATCATCTTTTGTGCCTTGGATGACATCAACACCAACGAAGGAAGCGACTGTCCACTTGTTGGTTGATGCTAATGTGTGACCAGCACCAGCTTTGACTTCAGCTTTGAGTAAGTTACCTGGAGCAACGTTACCAGTGATTTCGATGCTTGTATTAGTACCAGCAGTTAATGTTGGTGTAATAGCACCTGAAGCGGAACGATAACCGATTCTGCTGGCATCTGTTAATGCAGAAGCAATAGCGGCACCGTGGTAACATTCGTAACGAACCATAGCTTCGTCTCTTAAGATTCTTGTACCGAATCCATCATGTTTCCAACCCAAGGAACCACGTTGATTTAATGGGTCGCTGGAACCTGAGGAACCAAGAGCCTTATAGATGACTTCGAATCCACCAGCTGCATCTTCGCCATCGATGGCAACGGAACCAAAGGCTTCTTTACCAAAGGCTAAGCAGAGGTGAATGTATGTATCCTTAACAGGAACAATGTTTGTTTCGATGAAACGGAAACCTAAGAAGGTACCAACTTCACCGTTGATGATGCCAGATTGGTCACCATATTTTTCGACATCGATCCAGGATTTGTTAACGCCATCAAGATTCTTGATATCAGCGATAACTTCTGGAGATGCTAAGAAGATGTATTTGCCACCTTCGACTGGTTCAACGCCTCTACGGACAAAGTCAGCTTTGATAGCATTGATATCAGCAAGGGTGATACCTTTTGTGTTGGATAACACGTTGGCTCTGCTATTTTGACCTTGAGCATAACGGACGTTAAGACCATTGAAGCAAGTGGCGGCGAGTAAACTTCTCATTCTGTTCTTGGCGTTCTTACCGAGTAATTTGCCAGAGATAGAGAGTTGTTTATCAATGCCGTATTTGAGCATTTTGTCGGTTAATGGTACATAGTTACCTTCTTGGTAAACTTTTGTAACAAAGTCGACTAATGAGTATTTGAGACCAGCAGGTGTAACACCTTCGATTAAGTGGTCTGTGGTATCTGGAAGATCCTTGTACATTCTCCAAGAATATTCATCAGATGTAGGGGTAAAGTTTGTTTTTTCTGCGAATCTGAATAAGACATCATCTTTCAATCCGCCTAATTCCATCATGACGACTTTTTGGACAAACTCTTTTTGAGCTTGTGATAATTCGCCAGAGGTCATTTTTACTTCGTTCATATAATGAACTCCTTTCGTTAATCATCAATTTTGCGTTTACCCTTTTCTACCTCATCCATATATTTTCTGAATTCTTCATCAGACATTTCGCTAATCTTTTTCTTAGGTGCTGGATCCTCTAATGAAGATGCGCTCCCAGGATTAGAAGCCTTATTAGCCGCTTGTTGTTTAGCCGCTGGGTCTTCTTTAGGATATGCCTTATCGAATTTGGCAATAATTGACTTTAACGGGATGGCTCCAAGTAAACCGTCAGCGAATTCCATGAACTTTGGATTTTTCCAATATTCTTGGAGTTCTTGTTGGGTATGCCCCTCATCTAGGTAATCTTTAACCTCTTGGGCTGCCTTAGCATCTTGTTTTTCTTGTTCGGTTCTATTGTCTTCAGCTTCTTTACGAGCCTTTTCAGCCTTTTCCCTACGGAGTTTTTCAACTTCCCAAGGGTTTTTTGGGTCACCGCCATTAGACTTGACCTCGTCTTGAAGTTCATAGAATTCAAAGTCCTCATCCGTTTCAATCGGAGTATCGGTGTAAGGGTTCTTTCCACCTACAGACTTAATACGAGCTCGTTTATATCCTTCAGCATCGCCTGCAGCCTTTGCTTTACGAATATCACGTTCGTG